CAGCAAACTGCGTTGAGGTCCTGAGAAACCAACCAAACGAGGAAGTGAAAACCAAGAACAACAACTCAGGCGGCTCGGCATCGTAAGCCGGGTGAGCTGAGCGCTCTCGCAAGAGTAAGAGAAGAGCGCAAACATAAGCGTCCTCCGGATTCTCCTGAAAGAAATCGTCCTAGCGTGTCATGGGTTCGGAGGGCGCTTCTGTTTATTTGATTGGAGACATCAATGGGAAAAATAATGACCTATAAAGAGACGGCCAAGTGTCCTATCTGCGGCCTTCTCTTGGAAAAGCAGGAAAAAGTGATCCACCTGGGAATTCCGACGATCAAAGCCGAATGTCCGGATTGCGGATACGTCAGCTATTTCTACAGTGCGAAGGCGGACAAAGAACTAAAGGCTCGAATAAAGATCAATGATCTTGTCGTAAAGGAAGCCAAAAGCTCCGGCAATGATTGCTAGGAAGACCGCGAATTGTTTCCAAGTGACGTAGCTACTCAGGGAACCCTGTATCTGAAGTTGTACCCATTCTCTGGTGATGGGGTCGTTTTTATCTTTTTTACCCATCGATTTCTTCCTCAACGAATTCGCGATCAAATAGAGCTACCCAGCCGCAGTGACCGCAACGGAGAATATTGACGCTTTTCAGAAGGCTTGGACTCTCGGACCTTTGACCGTGCTGCGGATCGATTGCAGCAATTTCCTCGTGAGTTCCACCATTTTCAACAATAGCCTCTCCGATTTGATTGTAAAGGTAGTTCTCAAAAGACTGGTCGAGGATCTTGGTTTCCGCAACTGTACCGTCCGAGTTTTGCTGTGTTTGCCAGTCGGTGTGGTGGCAGATTGGACATTTGAATCCGCCAGTTTTCTTATTTAGATACTTTTGCCACTGAGCAATCGAGATTGTTTTCGACATGTGATTTCCTCCAGTCGATTAATTATCCACTCAAAAGCCCCTTCCTTGCCAATTTGCATGTTCAGTGAACGGCAGCGGAAGAGGTTTCTGAATGAATTGACCATCAAAGGAGACAACAATGGAAAGACTTGTAATTGAAAAGCGGGATTACTCAGACGTTGAGGACGCCCTGAAGTGTTCCGGGAAAGCTGAACAGATTGCCGAACTGATTAACGATTTTGAGTATGAGCTCAAAAATTGCCAGCTTGCGGACGAGTCTCTTCAAAAGAAGCTTGACGAAATAAATAGCTTTTTCTGCGAGGAGTCCGAACGTCTCATGAAACTGGCTGAAAGTAAATTCAGATAACGAACTGGGGCAGGAGAAAGCAATGACCGATAAAGAACAAGATGTGCGGTGCTTCCTTTGTTGCGGGAGCCTCACTCTTCCAATGAGTAAAGAAGAAATGGAAGGACTTATTAAAACTTTCATAGAAAACAATTTGACCATCATTGAATTTACTCAAAGGAACAATAATCTGACAGCCGTAGATAAAGTCAAAAGAATCCACGAGCTGTCCTTCCAAGCTTTAGAAGCCAACAAGCTGCTTGAGAAATTACTTCACTCTGATCAAAAGGCAGCAGGCTCACCCGGCTTCAGCTCCGATTACTATGGCGAGCACGAATAATCTGAACAGCTCGCTCCAGATCGAAATCGATTTCTTCAAATTCTTTAATCATCTTTTCTTCTAATCGTCCTATACGAGTAAGGGCTTCGAAAAGATCTTTTTCAGCTTGATTCTCTTTTGCATCCGGGCTTCCCCCGATGTTGATTTTAGGGAGAGTAAGCGTGCCGTTTTGAACAAAAGCAATGATTAACTTTTGAATGAATTCTTTATCCATTTTTCCTCCGTTGAGATATTTAGTAATTCGGCAAATTAATTATCTCGCAGAGGTGACACCCCGGAAAGACGGGGACTTCTTCAGACCATCTTCATAAGCTCCCCAGGCTTTTACCAATTTTTTAGTTCCAATTTTTTGCGCTCAGGGGAGCTTTTGAATGTGGTCTTTTTTAATAGGAACGCCAAATGATAAAGATTAAAGATGAAGACCTTGTGGAAATCATAGCTCTGTCAGATGTTAGAAGGATAGCTTACAGCATTGAGGAACAAATGAGGGAGATGATAACCCTCTTAAATATTGCTCAAAAATACATGAACAACAGAACAGATGTTGAACAACTCAGAGCAACCATTTTTTTTCTTCGATGTAAGCGTAAGGAGATTGGCAGAGTGATCACAAAAATAACCAGTCTCAACTCTTAATTCAGATTGTGGTCTTTTTTACATGGTTTTATTGGAGAGAAAAAATGATCTTGTTACTAGACGAGCAAAAGCAGCTCTTTAATTTCGTCGTTGACGATCTTCTGAAAGAACGCGGCTCCGCCATTTACCTCACTGACGCGTTGGCTTATGCAGAGCGCGCTGTGGTTTCTGCCCTGCTTTCCGGACGGTCCGAGATAAAGCTAGATCTCGGCCACGTTGTCCAGACTGCAGAAGCTCAGAGAGAAGTCAAAGCCCTCTTCAAAGAGTACGCAGCGGATTTCATCTCCGGCCTTGGAATAGAAGCGATTGATAAAGACATCTACCCAGATGTAAAAAATTAAGTTTCTCTCCTCTGCCCTGCCAGTTTTCCTCCTTGAGCTGGCGGGGTTTTCTTTTGGAGGTTGCCATGAATAAAAAATTTGATGATCTGTTAGAGGACGATCTCGCATGTTTCCTCTGCGCTTTGGTTGCATTCGTTCTGTTTTTCGGCACGTTGACCGTAGTCCTGAGCGCCGATGCTTTTCAAAGGTGGCTGCTATGCATGTAACGCCTCGCACCTGCCCTGGACCTGGAGACCTCTGGCAGCCGTCTTGGCAAGAAGAAAAACACCAGGAGCGTTATGAACGCCTGGTTGAGGATTTCTTTGAGAAGTACATCCCGCGGTACTGCGACGAGCGGATCAACCAACTTGCCGAAGAGGGTGAGGATGAACGACATCCTGAAATTGAGCCGTTGTTTGATGAGTATCTGAAGGAAAACGAATGGCGGTAATCACTGACGCAGAGCGTAAAAAACAGCGCAACCGAGAACTGAAGCGCGAGTACTACGCAAAAAACAAAGAAAAGAGGGTTGCGCAGAGCAAAGAACGGTATCGCAAAAGACGCGAAGAAGAATTAGCCCTGCGAAACGATAAAACACCAATCCTCCCGCAGACCCCTTTTTCAGCACTATTTACAGATTTTTTTATTGATAGGAATCCGAAAAAATGACTAACGAACAAAGAGCCGTCTGGTTAGAGGGACGGCGTACAGGAATCGGCGGCTCCGATGTGGCAGCGGTTCTTGGGCTAAATCCATGGAAGACGCCGCTGGACGTTTGGAACGATAAGCTCGGGCTTTCTGAAGACAAGGGGATGTCCGAACCGGCCTATTGGGGAACGGTACTTGAGGATACGGTAGCCCGTGAATTCCAACAACGAACTGGCATGAAGGTTCAAAAAGTCACTCACCAGTTCGTTGATCCAGAATGTGATTGGATGATTGCAAACATTGACCGAGCGATTATCAATCGGGAGATCGCCAAAAAAGTCAGGCCGTTGCTTGATGTCGAGGAAATTGAGCGCTACGCAAATATCACGGGCGTTGAGCGACCTATTAACACTGACATCGCATTTGAGGCAAAAACAGCGAACGCTTTTACTGCTGACCTGTGGGGCCCGAGCCAGGAGCTTGAGATCAGACAAAACAATCTCAGAACAGAGCACGTGATCCCACTTTACTACGAAACTCAAATCCAGTGGTACTGCGGGATTCTGAAACTCAGGGGAATGTATCTCGCGGTGCTGATTGGAGGGTCGGACTTCCGGATGTACTGGGTAGATGCTCGTCCGGATGTGTTCCAAGTGATCAAAGAAAAGTGCGCGGCGTTTTGGAATAACAATGTTCTGACGAGAACGCCTCCGGAACCGATCAATATTGAGGATGTTTTAAAACTCTATGGCAAAAGCAATGGAAAAGCTGTGGAAGCTCAGGGTGAGCTTGCTATTGATTATGGTGAGTATGCACGTATTGCCGGTGAAATTAAGGAACTTAAAAAGCAGCAGGAAGCGGTTAAAACCAAGATTGCAATAGGTATGAAGGACAACGAGATTCTCACGCTTGATGGCAAGAAAGTTCTCACCTACAAAACACAAACATCCAAACGTTTCGATTCGGATTCCTTCCGGGAAGACCATCTTGATGACTACTACGACTACCTCAAGGAATCCTCAACTCGTGTAATGCGCGTTTGCGCTTAATCCAAAACTCACTCGCAAAAAAAAGGAATAATTATGTCTACAACTGACCAACTCGCCGCAGCAGTCGGCGCCGCCTCTGCTCCAGTAGCAAAACCCAAAACGAAAGCCCCTGTTATCGTGCAGCAAGTTCTGTCTGACCAATTCAAAAAACAACTAGCCTTGGCTGTTCCTAAACATCTGAGCGCTGACCGCATGGCAAGAATTGCCGCGACCGAATTACGAAAGACTCCGGCCCTGCTCAATACAACTCCGGCTTCGTTCCTCGGAGCGGTTATGCAGTCAGCCCAATTAGGTTTGGAGCCCGGTTCCGCCCTCGGTCAGGCTTACCTTGTTCCCTATGGCAACCAGTGCCAACTGATTCTTGGCTACCGCGGCATGATTGATTTGGCTCGTCGTTCAGGACAAGTTTTGTCTCTTTCTGCATTCGCAGTGCACGAAGGTGACGAATTCAACTACCAACTCGGCCTCCATCCGGACA